CATAATATAATAGTAGGTTTTCATAATGTTATTTATTAGATAAATACTGGTATGACAAAAGAGTTGAGTTAAAAATGCCAAGAATATCATTATGGAAGGGCGGTAAACATACGAACGATTACCACTTTTTTGATCGAAATATAAGTGAACAATTTCAAGTTGGTGCCACGGATATGCATGTTCATAAATATATCGGGCCAACCACTGTAGAAGGAAGCACTGATGCCACACAACCGGATTTCCTGGATCCAACTGAAAACGATATACAAGATATCCTTTTCTTAGAGAATCGTGATCGCAAATATGATCCTGACATCTACAATATTCGAGGAGCATACAAGGTCACTGATAGTGATTTTGATCTCTCACAGTTTGGCCTATTCTTAGCATCAGATACGTTATTCATCACATTCCATCTTAAAGATATGGTTGATATGATAGGACGCAAAATCATCGCAGGTGACGTATTAGAATTACCGCACTTAAAAGAATATTATGACATTAGATGAAGATATCCCTGCTGCTTTGCGTCGTTATTATATGGTTCAGGATGGTAGTCGTCCTGCTGAAGGGTTTAGTCCTACCTGGTGGCCGCACCTCTGGCGTGTCAAGGTTACTCCGCTTGTCGACTCTCAGGAAGTTGCTGGGTTATTTGAGCAGTTAGGATTAGACGGTGAACCCAAGGATGATGCATTGGCAGATCCAGATGAAAATTATTTAGATATCATTAGTAACAATAATGTCTTAACTGATATTAATGATGCTATCGTAGAACAAGCAGAAAATGATGTTCCAGTCAGTGGTTATGATACCAGTGAGTTTTATGTTGCTCCTGTAGATGCCGACGGTGATCTACGTGAACCAATAAATCTACGTGCTGATATGACAATATTGCCAGATACGAATACGCCTATTACTGCTGATAATGATTCACTTACCGCAGACGCCATTGGCATTAGTGCTGAATGTGATATTAGAGGTGGAGTAATACCAGGAACATATTTAACTGGTGATGGATTAGCACCAAGTGGATATCCAGTTACTGAAAGTATAGAATTTCCTGATGATGCTATCATTGGAGATTTTGTATTGCGTATTGATTACTTGCCTAATCGTTTATTTAGATATGATGGTGTTCATTGGATCAAGATTGAAGATCGTGTTAGAGCTTCAATGACTGCTGGAGCAGGCGAAACATTATTGAGTGGCTATATTAATAATACAAATTCTATTAGCGGATCCGCACATGATTCACTGGCCGGCACCACAGAAGAACGACAGGTATTAAGTCAAATCTTGCGCCCCAAGGCAGATAATTGATCACTATTCCAATTTAGATAAATAGTGGTATGGCTGAAGTGAATCAATATTTTTATGACCAACAAGTAAGACGATTTATTATACAATTCATTCGTATCTTTTCCGGATGGCAAGTACAATATGATACTGATACATTAAAAACCGTACCTATCATGTACGGTGATCCCAGTCGTCAGGCTGCAACTATTCTCAAACAGAATAGTGAAAATTTAATGAATACAGTGCCAGCGATGGCTGCTTATGTTACGGGATTAGACTATGATCGCAAACGTATCCAAGCACCTGATTTTGTTGACAAACGACACGTTCGTATGCGTAAACGTGATATAGATACCGGTGAATTAACCACCGAACAAGGCAATGCATATACAATTGAACGCCATATGCCAGTTCCATATATATTAAAAATGAAATTAGATATATGGACCAGCAATACTACACAAAAATTACAGATCTTAGAACAAATATTAACATTATTCAATCCGTCATTTGAGATACAATCAAATGACAATTATTTTGATTGGACAAGTTTGTCTGTTGTAAACTTAGATAGTAATAGTTGGGATTCACGCAGTGTTCCTATTATGCAATCAGATGCCATTAGTATTAATACTGCAACATTTTAATATTCCAATTTGGATTAGCCCTCCAAGTAAGGTTAAGAAGTTAGGTATAGTACGCAGAATCGTTAGTAGTATTTACGATTTAGCATTGGATGACAATGTAGATCAAACTTCAGGCTTTGATGATAATTTATTAATGGGTCAACGTGTTCGTGTAACACCATTAAACTTTGACCTTGTGTTATTAAACGGCGAGTTAACATTACATAGAGGTGATGAGTTTGTTGATCCTGTGAATGAAGATTTAGGTGTAACCGTTACATACGGTAAGTTACCTAAGATATCTTGGGATTTAGTATTCAATCAATATACCGGACCAGAACAAATATCAGAAGGTATATCACAGATATCATTATTATTACCAGATGAAATTAATGAAATCACCGGTACTATTACTCGTGATGAAACAGATGCAAATAAACTTATATTTGATATTGATACCGACACAATTCCTGCAAATGATTTAACTGCTATTAACGCAGTAATAGATCCATTACGTTCAGGGCCTGGCACTGGTTTAGATCCTGCCGCAGCGGGACAACGTTATATGGTATTAGACGGTATTGGATATGCGTTGGATGCTGGTGTGGCAGAAGCATGGAAAGGAACCGGCGGCGAAGAATTAATCGCAGCGAAGGATGATATAATCGAGTACGATGGTGCCAAATGGAATGTAGTTTTTGACGCCAGTGAAAGTGTAAATGAAACGCATTATGTGACAAACCTAACAACTCAAATTCAATATAGTTGGGCATTAACCAAATGGATCAAGTCATTTGATGGCGAGTATCTGAGCGGTACTTGGCAAATTATTTTTTAAAGGTGATCAATGAAAAACGCTTCTGTTATAGGGGCCGGCTGTTTATTTTTTAGTTTAGCAACCAAACGTTATCTATTCTTATTAANAGACCGATCTAAATATTCTGGTACATGGGGTTTGCCAGGCGGCAAAGTAGAATCTGACGAAACTATTATTAATGGTTTATATCGTGAGATAGATGAAGAGATGGGTGAATGTCCAGAGTTCCTTAAGATTATTCCAATTGAAACATTCACTAGTGACGACTATTATTTCAATTATCATACATATTTAATCACTGTAGATACAGAATTTATACCTAATTTAAATGAAGAGCATCGTGGATATGCTTGGGTTAATATAAATGATTATCCAAAGCCATTACACCCTGGTGTATGGAATACTTTCAAATTTGAAGTTATTCAAAAAAAGTTAAAGACGTTAGAAGCGACTTTATAAATCAGCGTAAGAAATAAATTGTCTATAAGTAATATTTTGATAGTTTAAACAGCCCTTCCAATTTTCCGGTGTCACTGGATTGGGCCCTGTCATTACACGATAAAAATGTACATCATGAAAACATCTAAATATTTGATACATTATATTTGACCATTTATCATCACATATATCAACTACTTTGTCATCATAATTCGCGGTGCCGGCATATATATTATTATTCAATCCTTCAGTATCATGAGTATCAAATCCAATCAAATAAATCTTTTTGAACCCGTCAAATGCCGATAAGTATGTTGCCATTGATCCAGCATTACATTTAATGCCATATGGCATTAAGTGAAATTTTCCCGGATATCTTGATAAAAATTTACTTTGGGCATATACAATGTGATCATTGATATAATCCGAGTCAGCTATTTCTTCGGCCATGCCATCACCAGCAATGATTAAGAAATCTGGATCATAATCTCTATAAAAAGCATTACATCCATAACTGTGAAGTTTATGTTTGTTTAAGTGTCCACCTCTATGTCGTTTGATCCACTTTAATTGAAAGTCTATTCTACTCATTCCGTTGCCAAACACCACTGCAAGAATCAGAAGCAATATCTAAGTTTACAGTATTGGGTACCCATTCACGATCTTCTTCATATATGCCATTCGTTAAAGTACGAGAGTGAATTAAGAATTCCCCTATATAATCTTCTCTAAATGCTCTTTCTAAACCCATTGATATTACCTTATTATTTTATACACCATACGGTGTCTTTTTGATACAGAACCGAACCATAATGGTTATTATATAGCTGTTTTCTCTCTGAAAACTTCAATCATAACAGCAAATCTCCAAGTCGTATCACTTATATTATTTGCTATTATTTTAATAAAATATCCAGATGGCAAATATGCTGTTTCATCAGATGTTAATATCTGCCAACCATATGAATTATTAACCATTGGTAATTTATTGAAATAAGCATGAGCCTTATAGTCGATATCCATAATCATATAATCACCGGTTCCAGCAAAATTAGGTGTTAGGTTTGTTCCGTCATAATCCCAATCACCATCATGACTGTATGAACGCGGAATCAATACTGGTGTTGCCGCCAATCCGTGTGTGCCTGTTCCGGCGCCGCCTGGAGCATATTTAATTCTGTTGGTTTCCACTACATAATCTAAGTTTACAGATTGCTGTAATGATGTGGCACTTGCCCAAATTTCACCTTCACAATAATCACCTGACGATGCGCCTGAGCCATTGATATATGCTTCGTGAACATATACATCACCAAAGGATGCATCAAATGCTACAATCTTTTCTACCGTTGCTGTGCCTGGTGCTAAATTAAATTCTAATAAATCACCTGCGCCTATCGTATGCCCGACAATGTCATCACCAGCACCGATCCATCCTAAATAAAATTCTTTACCCGGGACTATTGGTTTAGATGATGGATGAACTGCTAATTTATTACCAAGGTCAGATAATGGTTGAGTGTCACCCAATAACCATTTATAGCCGGTGGCGCCATTTAGAATATCGGTTGTGCCGTTATTCACAATCAAATCACCTGAACCAACATCTGTCATGACAGATGTATCTGTTCGCCAATTAGTTAGGTTGTTTTCTGCAATAGTATGGTACGCACCGGCCGCTATAGTAGTGCCTACCCATGTGCCTCCGCTTATTGTATTATTTTTAATTTGTACTATATATGCCATAATTTATTTTCTCTCATAAAGCTCATAATGCGATTTTGGTATAATAACTTTACCTGTCTTCATCTTCAATTCCTTCATAGCAGTAATTCTGTGATTTCCATCTACTGCGTAAAACATGTTATGCCAATTTGGTGATACATCACCATTCTGCATTCTTTTGCCGTATGACAACCAAGGATAACTTAATAATGTACCTTGTTCTAACATGTATTTATAGTTATTTACTTTGTATGATAAAACTTCTTGTAATTTTATTTCATCTAACATTATATTTACTATAATAAATGTATCATCGTTATGTAAATGATTATAAGGAAATTCATAAACTTTTTCCTGTTCATTGTTTAATCCTTTATACCATTCTTTTTTATGAAGATTTTTTGCTTCTTCATAATTCATTGTTATAGACTACCGCCTCCTGATCCAGTGGCAAAATTACCACTATAATTTTCACCGCCTTCTCCAGTCACCGCGCTTGTACCTTCAAAATACATTACCACCTCTACATTCTTGGCATTACCGCCGGTATCATTGGCATANACAGCAATTTTATCACCCGCGTCAAATAATATTGTTGTAAAATCTGTTTTAAATGCATTTCGTTTGTTCACTAACACCCAACTAAATTCTAATGTCTTTGGTGTTGATCCGCCGCCGGTCGGGGTACTATATACATTTAATGTGGTATCTGAATTAGCATTCTTGTTACTATATGTCATCGCGACCAATTTAGAAGCAAATGGTATTATTCCGGGGGTTTCGTTTGATTTATTTNCTGTTCCATTTACAGCCAACCATTCATTTTTGGCATCACCGTTCTCACCAAAATGTAGTTGATGGGACATTCCCAATAAACCAACACCAACATCGTTTTCAATTGCCCATACTCCGTTCTTACGAACGTATTCATTGCCGTCGGATGGGGGCATCAACAAAAATGAATAGATGTATCAGCAAGATGTGTATCTATTTGATCGTGTGTGTTTGTTCCAATGTTCAATAATAAAGTATGGTCATCAGCGCCTGTCGTTGTTTCGGAACCGGTACCAATTGGACATTGTGAATTATCCCCAACTATTCATTATATTGTCTAATGCTAAATCTTCAGGACCAGATAATGCCACATCAAATGTAATCGTTACATTTACACCATGATCAATTGTTATTGTTTGGCCGACTGCTGTGATGGCCGCATCCGCATTAATAACTTCCAACATTCCTGCTGGACATTCAACCACTGTATTGGCTAGTTTTAATATTGTTGCTGGCATATTATGATACTCTCCATAATTCTATCATTGCTTCCCACATACTTGCCTCTACTCCACCAGTATCTGTTCTAAAGGCCAAATCATATGTATGTGACCCGGACGTTAATGTTCTATAAAATGTTCTATTTAAATAATATCGTTGAGAAGAACCTGTTGTACTAAATGAACCTGAACTATCTTTTGGCTCTTGTTTATGTATCTCACCCAACTGAACAGCATCTTCCGTTATCCTTGCTTCAAAGTCATCGCGGTTGGAATCATGATTCCAACCGTAACTAACGCCTATGCGATATGTACCGGCCGGCAATGAGGATGTAATAAACGTTATCTTATTTAAAAATGTTGTACTTGTTGTGGTGGTGACACCCGCACTTTCCGCTTTTTGAAACTCGGTTCCAAATACAGGCATCGTAAGTGTGATATCTGTAACTCCAAGACCACCGTCTGTCGCTGTGATATTATCACCGATAAAATTAAATGTATCGTGTGGTGTATTGGGGATTGCAACACCCTCTTCTTGTACGTTTACTGTTGTACCGCTGCCAGGAGGACCAGCTGGTCCGGCTGCTCCGGCTGCGCCGGATGTTCCGGATGCTCTTGTTATAGAAAAGTTGGTTGTCGAATGGATTAAATTGCCGACGCCACTAGCTTGTGTTTGGAATGTCAAATAAGTGCCGGCGGTTAATGATGCGGTAAACGCATTACTTAAATCATTAACCTCATCATCTTCTGTCGCTGTTCTTATTGAACCCGGAACTACTGTGGTATCGTCTACTAGTATTCTAGCATCTATTTGCTCTTCACCTGCATCTGCATCAAAGGACATAGAGTAACTAATAAAATATACACCGGTTTCTTTAATTAAAAATCTATCTATATTTGTATTGTCGTGTTCTATAACTGCTGTATCATTTTCTAGATAAGTAATAGGCCATAATATATTTACCCAAGTGGTTGGGATAGCACCAGTGGCTGATAATCCTGCTGTAACTGTCGCTAAATCACCAGTGGCTGCGCCGCCGATCTCTAATGTTTCATTGCCGCCGTCTGTTTGTTCTGTTAACGTTATGCCGGTGCCAGCGACCAACTTGCCATTTAAATAGCCAGCGGTCGTGTCATTGGCAGATACTTTAGATAATTCATCACCGTCTGTTGGTGTTACGTTGACCCATGCTGATCCATTCCATTGTAATGCTTCGCCATTGGATGGTGCTGTAATTGTTACATCTGAATTATCACCAATACGCGCGCCTGGTCCATGTCTATAATGCGGATCATTATGTCCACGGGCACAAACAAGGCCGTCTGCTACTGATAGATTGGTCACGCCATCCAGCGGATCTTTGACGATGACATCACCTACTGTGATCAGAGTGTGAAGTTCTTGTCCGGGTTGTAAACTAAGTGATACGGTTAAAGGTTCTACACGAATACTAAGATCAACGATCTCGGCTATTTCTAAGGTAATACCCAAGTCGCCTATTTCTAGTATTGCGCCTGTGCCGTTTTCAATATTAAATGCCATTTAGATTCCCATTGCCATACGAATCTATTAGACTCGATTTACTATATTTATGCTCTCCATTTAACAGTCAAAGTAACTGTGGTATCACCCAAAGCACTACTTCCTGCGGTACGGTCGCCTCTTACTCGTAACTTTTGTCCAGCCGTAAAATCAATATTTAATGTTGGATCTGTATCACTATCTTCGCCGGCACCAGTTAATATTGCAATCGGTCCACTGTCTACTGCGTCAATATAAAGATCTAATGCAAATGTATTACCATTACAATCTTCTGAATGTGCTGTTGCCATGACTACTGTTCCGTTTAATGGCATGATCCAACCTGATAATGCGTCTGTAGCATCACCCATGCTAATCCAATCATTGTTGTTGATAGTGTTATCACTGTATTGGTATGTTGGTGATTCAACTGATAATGTCTTAGTACGTCCAGCATCTGTATATGTTAATAATGTTTGGTCGTCTGCTGGTGTTGTAACCGCTGTGATTGTTGAAAAGCCTAAGCC